ATATATTAACATGTTCTCGTCGTCATAAACTGGAATTGTAAGTGTATCATCTACTCTTGCTTTTCGACCACCACGACGACACGTTAGATACATCCAATCTAGATTAATCTTTTGGTAATCACGTTCGAGTTGAGATAAAAATTCACGATCTCCGTGATGAAATGGTGTGAAAGATTCATCATATCCACCAGAATCTAAGAATAGTTTTCTGGGTATCATGAATTGATTTAATGCCATATACGAATCCCCTCGACCTTTAAACTTGGCATTCATTTCATACCAAGTATTTAGATCGAGGGTTTCGGTTTGCAATCTTTTGAGATCGGATGGTTGTAATGTGTAATCTATATCTAGAAACAATAACCAGTTAGATTTTGCTAATCTTGCACCAAGATTGCGACACCCATGACCATTGAATCCGATATCTTCAGTAACTCTATACAATGAAAAATTAATATTATCATTTAATGTGTGTTCGCTAAGAACATTTTCTGCAGGTTCTATCTGAGACCCGTCATCAATTAATATAATATTTACTGGAGTATTGTAGTTGTTCCATCTCTCGATCTGAGTTTCGAGATAGGATCTTTCATTGTAATACGTGTGAATTATTGTTATGTTATTGCGCGACAATTCCCGCCATCTCCTCGGAGGCATCAACGATGGTCAAGTCAGTCGCAGGAAAGTCCACCGATTGCGTCAAGTGATACTGCATGTATTCATTATGTGTCATTGTTTCGTCAAGATACAGTTGCCACCCCGAAAGAGTTTCGTGGAGTTGTGGATAATGATTCTCAATCATGTGTCGCTTAGAATCCATTACCTTACCAATCTCTGGTAGTGTTGGTTCGTAATCAAACCGAGCAATAACATATTCCTTACCACCAGTTGCTCTCCACAGAGGCATGTCTTCGGTTCCTGCATTGGTCCATACCAGCGTGGTTGCAACCAACTTCAATTTCAATTCTTGTGTTTCAGTTTGTTCAGTCATAATCTATCCTCTTATTAAAAATGGTGATGCCAGTAGGATTCGAACCTACGACCTAGAGCTTAGAAGGCTCTTGCTCTATCCAGCTGAGCTATGGCACCAATTACTATTCAACTATACTATACTTATTCGAATTTGTCAACGGTTTTCTCGAAATCTATCTTTCTCAGGATAAACAAACCATCCCGTCGCAATATACTTTTTCCCGACTAGATCTGGATTTGCTCTATGGACGTGAGTATATGCTGCTGGCCAGATAACTAATGTCCCAGCAGTAGGTTTGACTGCCAAATCCTGATATTTAAATTCAGTTTTTCCGCCCTCCTCGACGTCGTTCAAGTATATCATCCAAACTGCAAATCTTCCTGGAGATTCTCTTCCTGTTCCTTGCTCGTGATGCCATTGATGAAATCCTCCTCCTGTGTCAGAGCGCTGGAATTTCCATCCTGGTGATACGACTTCAAAAAATGATTTAGAACACGCAGAATATGTAGTGTTATACTTACGCCAACCTCGTGATAATGCTTCCATTATCTTATCTTCTGTCGGTTTCAAGGAACCGTATCTGTTGTTAAATAAATTCCAGTCAGTTCTAGATTTATCGTCAGACAAAACACAAGCATTCCCAGGATCTGGGCGTGAAATAATATCATCGATTCTATCGCATGCCTCAGCGCATTCCTCAGCAGTCAATACGTTCGGATACAGTTCTATAAAATTAGAAGTCAAATTTAGACAACTCCCTCGTACGAGATCCAGATGGAGTCCGCTCAAAAACAGGAACAGTATCTTGTCCTGAATCGGTGATACCTTGTTGAGCAGATAACTCTAGATCAAATAGTTTCATTTTACCACGGTCGATCCCAACCATGAACCTTTTATTTATAGCAGGGTCATTATACCGATTCTTCAACTGCTTGACCATAAGTTGACCCATGTTCTCAAGTTCTTCAGTTGAGATAAGTGCAAACATCAAGTCAGCAGTCGCAGGCAAACCGAATGATTCCGAAGTATCAGTCAGATCCACATCACTGTTCGCATATCCACCACGAGTAGTTTGGGTGGCAGAAACAACAGGTAAATCAAACTCAACTGCGAACCCACGAAGTTCTTCAGCAATCGCCTTGACATATGTATAAGAGTTGACACCAGCACCTGCTTTAAATCGACTGGATGCACAGATGTTAAGATAATCGACGAAGATAATATCAGGTCTAAAGTTGCGCTTCAGTTGTAGTTCGTTTAGTAATGCTTTGAAGTGACCGACATGCGCACTGGCAGTAGGATATTCCTTGATGATCAGTTTACCTTCAGTCTTTTTCTTAATCTTATCGATACGATTATCGAACATGGACTTAGAGAGATCCTTAAGATCCTGAATGTTTACGTTCATCAAGTTCGCATCGATACGTTCAGCGATACGTTCTTCTGCCATTTCCATGGTGATATACAGAACGTTCTTACCTTGCCCCAAGGCACCTGCTGCCATGTGACACATGAACAAAGACTTACCAACACCAGTGCCAGCAAGCGCAATGTTCAGAGTCTTGTTTGGCAGACCACCATTAGTAATCTTGTTGAACATGTCAAGATCGAAAGGTAACTTGTTCTCGACACGGTGATAGAAGTCATATCGCGATTCAGAATTGTCAAGATAGTCATGCCCAACATTATTATCGAAACACACACTCAATGCATCCTGTAGAATAGAAGGGATACCATCCTGAGTATGTTGCTTATCATCACCATCGATAATCTGAATCGATTGCATGATTGCATTGTAAACTGCCTTGTCCTTACAGAACTTCTCAGTCTCTTCAAGCAACCACTTCTCGTTCACATCAAGAGAATCATCTAGATGTGTCAGTTTCTCGTTGATGTTTTTAAATTCATTTTCGTTTATACCACGGTCATTCTGCACTGCGATTTCAATTGCTTCGACTGTCGGAAGTGAATTATACTTCTCGATAAACTCTCTGGCATAATTGAAAATCTTGCGCTCGGAAGTATCGTGGAAATATTCTGGTGTTATGAATGGAATTACCTTGCGAGCATAGTCTTCATCAGAAAACAATTTACTCAGTATAATCGTCTCGATCTTCTGCAACTTTTAAATCCTCTATCTCATCATATTCATGTGCAATTTTAATGCAACATGGTTCACAAACAAAGATCTCATACTCGAGACCCTCTTCGATACCGTGAAGGCAAATAGCAGGGTCGTTCTTTTTCAGAACGACCCCACATTGATCACATATCTTGATTTTCGTATTCTTCTGAAATATCTTCATCAGAAATGTCCACATTATCACCCTCCATCATTTGTCCGTTGCCCATGCGATAACGATTTTCAATCCACTCGCCGAACGTTGGGTCGGTTAGAATTGGCATCCAGAACTCTTTGTTGTAAGTGTCATTGAGGCGATACTTCTTTTCTTCACCAACACGCTGGTACCAACCATTGCTCGGTTTCACAACGTGACCAGATGCCAACGAAATATCCAACAGACCAGACCACTTACTGATACCACCTTCGAAGGTAACTTCAATCGGGATCTTTGACTTCTCACGAACATAGCGAGACTTCTCAACGTTAATGATGAAGTTATAACCAACTACCTCGGTACCAGACTTCTCTTGCTGACGACCAATAATGAAGATGTTATCTGCAGAATAATAGATACCAGTTCCACCCGACACGATTGCCTTCGGGAACATACCAATTTCCATGTAAGTATGATTGACCACGACCATCGGAATATCCTTGATGGTAAGATGTGGTGTGATCATACGGAACAAGGACTTCATCTGCTTGGCACGAGTCATGTCAGCAACCGACTTACCGTCGAGAGCATCATCAACTTCCTTCTTAGATGCCAAGTTACCAACAGAGTCAACAACAATCATAACGTTATCGGCACGTTCAAACTGATTAATTTGCTGCATGACATCATGCTTCAGTTGTTCGATGTCAGTGATTGGTGTATGAATTACCATGTCAGTGTTGATACCAAAGTTTTCAAAGTATGACTGCGGTGCACCGAACTCCGAGTCATAGAACAAGATAACACCATCAGGATACTTGTTCTGGAAACTCTGGATCAACATCATAGCGAATGCTGTTTTAAAGTGCTTAGATGGACCAGCAAAGACAGTCAATCCTGGAGTCAATCCACCATCAAGTTTACCTGACAGGGCGACGTTCAAAGCAGGAACTGATGTCTGGATCAGATCCTTAGTGCTGAACAACTTACTCTTAGAGAGAACGTTAGTCTCCTTAATGGTGCTGTTCTTTTTAATTTTATCGATTAATGCATTCATTTTCAATCCTTGTCTTTAATTATAACTACTGTTGATTTTTTCGGGACAATTAATTCCTTGTCATTTTCTTGAGCAAACTGTTGAATTGCTTTCATCGCACCCTCATATACTGGTTCATAATCATGACAACACAATATGCCACCTGCGACCAATCGTTTATTCCAATAATTCAAAGCAGAATATGTCGCATCATATGTGTGATCACCATCATAAAACATTAGATTTATTTGCTCGTCAAACGCATACGTATCAACATCAAATTCTATTCGCTCATGTGTTATATTATCCCATGGAGAAACGTTCGTTAGAAAATGTTCATAATGTTCTTCGGGGGATAAGATAAAATTGTTCACAAAATACTTAACTCTATTTGGTTTACATGCGTAATCTAGATATTGTTCTAATGTTACGCCGAAATTTTGCATCAACATACCAGGAAAATCTGGATTCAAAACAATATCAGCATAATACCGCAAAATATTTCCACCACAAAATCTATCAATGGTGTGGATACTATATTTTTTATTCTGTTTCTTGCATGCTTCAGCAAAAGCGATTGTACTCTTGCCTACCCATGCTCCGACCTCTACGATCTTTCCGGACTCTGGTAGATAACTTACTGCTTCATGTATAGCATCTACATCCCTACGAGTGATTAGTCCAATAATGTGTTTTGCTGGTTTCATCCAAACATACTCTCTAGCGTGGCAACTGGTTCTGTATTCCAACCAATGCCTTCTACAATTTGTTTTAATGGTTCCAGAAAACTCTTATTGAACATTGTATTATAATCTACATATCTATGTATGTCAAGCTCTTTTGGTATTTTACCAATAAAACCAATACAATTTTCGCGAATAGTATTTGGTTCCTTCAAGTATAGGAACTTAATCTTCTCGCCTTCTTGAATTGCTTCATACTTCATACTAAGATTGTGCTTCTCGAGCAGGTGATTATACATCAAAGCACCACGAACATGCATCGGTGTTCCTTTACCATATATGTCTGCTCTTGATGTATACTTAGCAAGTCCATTGACACTTCGCGGGAAAGCAATATCTTCAGGTTCCATTTTATTGAACAACCCACGAGTGTGCTGAATAAACTTCTGAAGAGTTGCTTCATCTGCAGTCAACGATAGTCTTACTGCTTCTTTGAGACTTTCGCGAACAGGAGCAGGAGTGGAAGAACGAACAATCTCGAGACCCATGACTTTGAGTTTCGGATCTTTGTATCGGACGCCTTCGTTATCGTAGACATTGAGTGCATACCTTTTCTTTGCAACCCAGAGACCACGTTCCGCGATTGCCTCACGTTTGAAGATAATCTTCTTTTGAAATGCATTCGTGTAGTTCGCAAGTCCATCACAACTCTTGTTGATTGCCTCTGTGATTTTCTCTTCGCAGATTTTATCGAGAACATCAATGAGTTTATCGCGATCCAGATTACCATAATACTTACGAACAAGAGGGTCCAAGGAAATGTAACAAGAATCAGTATCAGAGTAGAAAGAGTAGTTGTGTCCATTTGTTCCTACAACCTTGTTAAGATAAACATCAAGTGCCTTACCTACTTCCCGAATAATATACTGACCAGTCATAGTGATACCCTCGGCAATGCGAGCATCATAGTAACGGAAATATTCATTTGCTAACGCACCGAACAGTGAGTTCAACTGAATTTTTCTTGCCATCTGGAAGTTATTATACTTCGAGATGTCGTTCTTTAGTTTGGGATTTTTAGTTTCTTCATATTCTTTCTGAGCAATGATCATTAATTTCTTATACCGCTGTCGGTCATCAAAGAACTTCTGAACAATCTCAGGAAACATTCCCATCTTTTTACGAGTATAACAATAACCATTGGCAGTCATGCAAACATCATCTTGTTTGAGATCCTCGAGATTATAACTATGCTCGAGCAAACCTTTCACTGTTGTATCTTTTACAACACCCTGAACGAAAGTCTCTGGTGATTGATTATACTGCATAATGATAGATGGATACAGCGAGGTAGCATCAAACGACACCACCCAGTCATACCTACCTGCCTTTGGTTCTTGCACATATGCACCTTCAATAGTGCGTCCCCTGTTTTCTTTCTTCTGGGGAATCTGAATATTCTGATCATGAAGGTGATTGTAGATAATACAATCCCACGTGCGAACCTGTGAGAACACATCAGTATAATTGCACTTAGCATCGTATGCCATCGTAAGCACAAGTTCAATCAGTTTCATCTTGCGCTCAAGTTCGTCAACGATC